CCTTTTTTACTTGTAGTAGTATGATAATGGATGCAGAAGCACAAAAAGATATATCAAGATTTATGTATGCAAGGCAGTTTAATATATCTCCATATAAAGGAAGCTATGGAGAACAACCAAAAAAATGGATAGATAAAACCTTTTTATTAACACATTTACTAGAAAGGCAAAAATCAAAGGCAATGAAAAATGGCTGATACAAAAAATACAATAACAATTAATTTTAAAGCAGTTAATGCACCTGAATTAAGAAGAGCTATAGCATCACTTGACAAGGCAACCAAATCTCTAATTAATTCTCAAGCAAAGTTAGCTAAAGAAGGAAAAAAAGTTAAAGATGTTCAAGACAAATTAAATAAAAGCACTAAAAAAACTACTCAAAGAACACGAATATTAGGCGGAACATTTGCAGTTCTTCGTTCTAAAATGTTACTTTTTCAATTTGCAATGGCTTTAGGAGTGCGACAATTAATAAAATTTAATCAGCAAAGTGCTAAAGTTGAATCAATGGAAAGAGCTTTTAATACTCTTAGTGGTGGTGCAAGTAATGCGAGTATCGCTATTGAGCAACTAGAAAAAGCCACTAATAACACGATGTCTGAATTTGATTTATTTCAACAGGCTAATAACGCAATGATATTAGGGGTTGCTAAAAATTCAGATGAGATGGCAGAAATGTTTGATATTGCTCAAAGACTTGGTAGGGCATTAGGCAGAGATACTGCTAGTTCTGTAGAGTCTTTAATTACTGGTATAGGTAGGCAGTCAAGATTGATGTTGGATAACATTGGTATCATTGTTAAAGCTGAAGAAGCGTATGAGTCTTATGCGAGAGCAAACAACACAACTGCTGATGCTTTAACAGATACTCAGAAAAAACAAGCGTTTCTTGAAGCAACTATGACATCAGCTAAAGCAAAGATTAGTACATTGCGTGAAGAAACATTAAGCAGTCAAGACTCTTTAGACAGATTTGGAGCATCTATGTCTAACTTAGGTTCTGCAATAGGCGATAATTTAGGATTTTTTGAAAAATTGGGGGTTGTATTTGCAGATTACGCAGATAATCTTGCTGATAGCATTAAAGATGTTAGTAGGTACGAAGAAATACAAAGATTATTAAATTTTGAATTACAGAAACAAATAAAATTTGTAGAAGCAGGTAATGACTCTAATAAAAATGCTATGACCTTATCTAAAAACAAAGTCAATTTATTATTAGAAGAATTAGATGCTTTAGATTTAATAGATGAAAGCAATAAGAGAAGAGTAGAATCTGAAAAAAAATTAGCAGAGGCATTAAGAATACAAAGTGTCGCTGAAGAATTTAATAAAGAAATGAGTGCTAATTATTTTTCAATAGAAGAGCAAAGGCATATATTTGACATAAAAGTTAAAGAAGGAATACAAGAAAAAACTCACATGATTTGGAAGCAGATAGAAGCTGTTGAAGAATTAACCATTGCTCAAAACAGCAATTTTCATAGTTTAAATTTTTTAGATGCTGAACAAACATTTGCAGTTGAAAGTGTGAGGGATTTAGGTTCTGCTTTTGCACAGGCAACATTACATGGTGAAAACATGGGAGAGGCTGTTGTAGCCAGTTTAAAGGCTATAGCGGCTGAATTAATTGCACAAGCGGCAGTTTTTAGTTTAATCAATATATTTACTGGTGGTTCATTTGGCAAGGCTACATCGTTTTTTCAATTTATAAAAGGGCATACTGGTGGATTAATCAAGGAAAACGGAGATATTCAAAGATTCGCTAATGGCGGTCAAGTAAGAGGTCAAGACAATGTACCTATTATGGCACAAGCAGGTGAATTTATAATAAGAAAGGCAGTAGTTGAACAGGTAGGAGTTGATAATCTTGCTCAATTAAATAGAGGTGAAGGTGGAGTTGGTAATACGATAAATGTTAATATTTCTGGTGGGGTTGTGGATGAAAGTTATGTAAATAATGAATTAATCCCAGCATTAAATAAAGCAAGTAGTTTGGGAAATAGAATAAATGCTTAGTTTTGATTCTAGCTTATCCAATGCCTTAAACAATAGAAATACAACAGCATTTTGGGTTTTAAAGTTATATTATAACGATGAATCTGCATTTGTTGGGGTTAGTGACATAGACAGGGCTGATGGCTCTGATTTTTATTATGGAGTGGTATCTAGTTGGGGTAATTATACGCAATCACTAGATTTTTACAACTTTACTACATCGACAAGCAACTTAACAATTAAATTAATAAATACAAATAAAGCCATTAAAGGAGTTCGGTTTTCAGACCTTTTCGCATCTAATAATTTTACAAATCGCAAATGGGAATTATTTTTAAATACTTCACAGGCTGGAACATACGACACATCAGATAGAATGATAGCAACAGGAGTAATATCTGGGGATTTTAAATACGACCATAAAGGCATAATCCTAACTCTTTTAGACCTTAATTCAAAGCAACATAAAAATGTTCCTGCATCCGTTGTTGATTCCTCTACATATCCTAATGC